TCCAGAATTAGCAAATATGTCTGCAAATATGCAGAACATGTATATTAATGACGATGGAGATACATTTGCAGTATCACCATCTTTACCAGATTACTTTAATACTCCAATAGATCCAAGACCACTATCAATGTTGTTTAGTGGACAGTTTAATGGTGATCAATTAGTTATTGGATCAAACCCATTCTTTACTGGTGATCCTGTTTGGTATAGTGCTAATAATAATATTCCACTCAATATAGCTGAAGGACAATATTTCATTAAAAAGGTCAATGCAAGTACAATTAGTCTTGCTACCAGTAAATCAAATATTAGAAATGGTATTTTTATAAGTGTTTTTGGTACAGTAACAAATAACAAACTTGAATTACTTGATTTTAGAGGAAAATCTCTTAAAAGACAGGATCTTGTTAGAAAATTTAGTGAACCAAAATTAGGTGGTATACAAGTTGATACAGCAGCTGGACAAACTGGTATGTTTGTTAATGGAGTTGAATTAACAAACTATAAATCTAGTGATTTAGTATATTATGGTCAAATTGATGAAATTGAAGTTACTTCATCAGGAGATTCTAATTATGATGTAATTAATCCACCAGCATTGCATATTGAAGATGGTGTTGGAGCAGGAACTACCAATATTGGTATTGGTGCTACTGGTGTTTGTAATATTAATGGATCTTTAAAGAGAATTGACGTAATTGAGACTGGATTTGACTATACTATAATTCCAAAAGTAACTATTACTGGTGGACAGGGTACAGGTGCTGAAGCTAAGTGTAGTGTATCTGATATTACTCATAAAGTCACTTTTAACGCAGGTTCAGAATATATTGACGTAGATCTTGATAATAATACAATTGGTTTTGCTACTTATCATAAATTAAGACCTCAAGAGCAAATTATATACAAATCTGGGGATCAGATGGCTTTAGGTGGATTGGTTAATCAATCAATTTACTTTGCTAGTCTTGTTGATGCAACATCTATTAAACTTCATAATACTTTAGATGATGCTATTGTTGGAATTAATACAGTAGGAATAACCACATTTGGTTCTGGTTTACAGACTATAGAAGCGTTTGAGAAAAAGAAGGTTATATCTTCCATTGAAGTAACTAACGCTGGATATGATTATAGGAATAAAACTCTTTACTTCAAACCAAGTAAGGTAGATACATTTGATAATAAACTGAATATTCAGGATCACAAACTTAAGAATAGAGAACTTGTCCAATTTATTAATGAAGGTGGTGCATTCCCTGTTGGTGTTGCTTCTACTACCCAATTCTTTGTGAATGTAGTAGACAAAGATAATGTTAGACTTGCTGAAAGGAGAATTGTTGGTACTGGTGATAGTCTTGGTGACGATTATTACTATGTTAATAGTAGATTTGTTAATTTCAATGATGTTGGAACAGGAATTCACAAATTAATCTATACACCAATTGAAGTAAAAATTGAAGGTCCAATTGGGGTTGGAACTTTTGCTGGACAAGACTTTACAGCAAAAATTAACCCTGTATTTACTGGAGATATTGAATCTATCTCATTAAGTGCTTATGGTGAAAACTATGGTGATAATGAGATCCTTAATTATAATAGACAACCAGTAATTACTCTTATAAATGGAGAAAATGCACAAGTAAGTCCTCTTGTATCATCAGAGGGTAAAATTATTGATATTATTATCAATAATCAAGGTTCTGGATACAATTCACCACCAATTATTGAAATTGAAGGTGAGGGTAATGGTGCAATCTTAAATCCTATTATTGTTGAAGGTAAACTTGTTGATGTAAAGATTATTAATAATGGATTTGGATATAAAAACACCAATACCTTCTTATCAGTTGTTTCAACTGGTAGTGGTGCTAAATTTAATGCAAAAATTAAATCTTGGACTATTAACTTAGTACAAAAGTTAATGTTAACAGGTGAAGTACCTCAAGATGATGGTGTATTGGCACTTTCACTAGATTCTAGCAACGAAATTCAGTATACTCATGCATTTGCTCCTAGAGAACTTAGAAGGAAGGTTTTAGCAACTTCAGTTGATATTGATGGAAGTATAATCTATAGAGCAGATATATTTAACGAAACTAATACAAACAAATATCATTCTCCTATCATAGGGTGGGCATTTGATGGATTCCCAATCTATGGTCCTTATGGATATGCAGATAGAGAGGGTGGTGCTGTCAAGAGGATGGAAACCAGTTATGAACTAAGAGTTGATGTGTCTGGTGTCAGACCACCAAGTTATGGTTCTGGTATGTTCATTGAAGATTATAAGTATGTTGGTAAGGGTGATCTAGATGAGTTCAATGGACGCTTCTGTAAGACCCCTGAATTCCCTAATGGTACATATGCATACTTCTTGACTGTAGACGCTTCTGCAGAGGTTGCAGGACCGTTTGCGGGATATCTAAAACCAGTATTCCCTTATGCTATAGGACCCAAGTATAAAGGACAACCTCAAACATATAATTTCAGTCAATTCTCTACTTTAAAATTTATTAATCTAAATGATGGAAATTATACTCGATATACTAGTACATATGGAATTAGAGGTAAAAATTCTAGGTATAGTGGATTCCTTCAACCAAATGTATTCAGTGAAGGGTTTACTGAAGTTGTAGCAGTATCTCCAGGATCTGTTGATTCTCTTAATATTATTGCACCAGGTGATAGGTATAATATTTCTGATAATATCTTCTTCAATGATGAAGGTACTCAAGGTGGTGGAGCATATGCACGTATAGCACAAATATTAGGACCAGAAGTAACTAATATCACATATAATACTAAAAGGTTGAGTAATATACAATTTACACCAACTTTAGGTAAAGGTAGATTTGTTGGATTTGGATCAACTGCACATACGTTTAATTCTGGAGATATTATAGATTTACAAAATTTAAATCTATTATCTACTGAATTATCAAAGAATTATACTGTTGGTGTTAATACAAATACCCTTGTTTTGAGGGGTAATGTTGGTACTGCTAATTCTACTGGTATCACAACATATTTTAATGTAGATGGTGATTTAACCTTCCCAACTACTGTTGTAAATGATTTCTATACTATTAACTCTGAAATGGTTCAAATATTGAATATTGACAGTGTTAATAAGAGAATTAAAGTAAAAAGAGATATTGCTGGTGTTGCAACAGCGTTTGCTCATCAAAGTGGGGATATTTTAACTGAGAATCCAAGAAGATTTACTATTAATACTGGATTCCAAACTTCTACACAATATCAAATTGATAGAACACTTTATTTTGAACCTGAAGAAGTAACAGGACTTATAAGTGAGAACTTAGTCCTCTATTCAGATGCTGTATCACCTTCTCTTACTGGTGGTACATGGGCCAAAGCAACTGCTGGTAATGGAATAGGAACTGTAACATTCTATCATTCTAAGACTCCAGATGGTAACATTTCTGCTGCTAAGGTTGGAATTGCTACAACAACATCTACTACTGATACTATTGTACTACAAAATGGTACATTTACACTCTCAGGTAATGTTCATACAGTATCTGCATTCCTAAAAGGTGATCAGGGTGGAGAAGAAGTTTGGATGATCTTGCAGGACACTGCAGTTAATGTTTACTATCATCAAAAGGTAACTCTTACTAGAGAGTGGCAAAGATTTAAGTTTACTACAGCAACTAATGCTAATCCACATAGAATGCAGTTTGGTGCTAATGGTGTTGCTGTAGGGTCAGGAACTACTATTAGAGCAACTCTAAATTCTAGACCTACCTTCTATGTTGCTGGTGTACAGGTAGAGCAAAGTGAGTTTATGACTCCTTATGTTGCAACTTATGATACTCAAGTTTTAAAATCTGCTAAGAAAGTAGGTAAAACCTATTTCCAGAATCCAGGTGCAGGTATTGATAAAATTACTCCAATTAAAGATGCTTTTTATATTCCTGGTCATGGATTAAAAACTGGTGAGAAGATTATCTATAATGTTGGTGCTGGAAGTAGTGGTCCAAACGTAAGTACTTCAGGAACAAGTTATTACTTAACTGATAACACAACATTATACGCTGCAGTACATGATGAGAATTTTATTGGTATCTCAACAAATCAAATTGGTATAGGTACTACAGGTACTTTTGTGGGTGTTGGAACAACTGCCTCTATAGGATTATTAAACATTGATACTCCAGGAAGTGGTCGAGTACATAGTTTTAAAACTGTTTATCAAAATATTATTACTGCAGATATTCTTAAGAAAACTGCTATTGTTAGTACTGGTACTTCTCATTATTTGACTGATGGTGACTATGTAGATTTAAAAGTTATTTCTGGAATACAAACAACCGTTACTATCAAATATGATGATGGTAATAGAAGAATGTTGGTCAATCCAAGAGGATTCCTTGAAGCTGATGTTGATGCGGATAATAATAGGTTTACTATTTTAAATCATGGATGGAAAACAGGTGATAAGATTCTTCATAACTCATCTACTCCTACTGGAGGAATTAACAATTCTCAACTTTATTATGTAATTGTTATTGATGAAAATACAATTAAGTTATCTGACAACTATTACAGTAAGATCACTTCTGAAGAAGGGGTTCAAATTGTAGGTATAACTTCAGCATCTTTTGGTACATTTAGTCCTGTTAACCCAGAAATTAAGGCATACCGTAATAATACGGTTGTCTTTGACTTATCAGATTCTTCACTATCAAATAGTGGATTATCTGCTTTTGATTTTAATATCTTTAGAGATTCTAATTTTACTGATCTATATTTTACATCTGAAGCAAATGCTGGTATATCAACTCTTGTTTTAGACTTCCATGTAAAGAGAAATGGAGTAATTGGGCAACAGAATGCAAACTTAACTTTAATTATTGATAAGAGTACTCCAAATAATCTCTATTATAATTTACAACCAATTAAGAGTTCTGGTGCTGCTGCATCTAAGACTGAGATGCTTAGTGACAAATTCCAGATTAGAAATCCAAATAGGTTAAGTATAGTTGATAGTAAGTATGATACAAAAACAACTGTTAGTGGTTTAACTACTAATACCTTCAATTATACTCTGTTTGATACACCTGAAAAACCATCTTATGATTCATTAGAAGCAAATATTACTTATCAAACAACATCGGCAAGTGCGACTGGACCTGTTGGTACAATTGCATTAGATTCTGGTGGTACTGGTTATAAGAGTCTTCCATATGTCTCTAAAGTTGTTAGTGCTGCAGGAACAGGAGCACTATTCCTTCCAAGAAGTACAAGTATTGGTAAACTTAATGAAGTAGTATTAACTGATATTGGATTTGATTACCCTTCAGATAATACTTTAAGACCTGCTGCATCACTTCCAGCAACATATAAGATTGAACCACTATCTAAGTTCCAAAACGTTAAACTTAAAGATCCTGGTGTTAATTACTTCTTAACACCTGATATAGTTGTTGTTGATGGATTTACTGGTCGTGTTAATAGTGAAGCATTCCTAAGATATGATGTTGGTGATACTGAAATAGAAATTGTTAGAAATACAACTGGTTTGTATAATGTTACTCCAGTTTTGATGCCAACTAATAATCCTAATGGTACAAGAATTGATAGTATTACTTTTGATTCTGCTACTTTAGATGTTACTGTTGCGTTTGCTGTAACATTCTCATCTGCTGAATCTTATCCATTTGAAGTTGGTAGCAGAATACTTGTCGAAAATACTAACACTCTTAATGATACTGGTAGAGGATATAATTCTGCTGCTTATGCTTATAAATTATTCACTATTACAGAGTCTGATGCTAATATTGGTGGAGATTTCCCAACACTTAAGTATAGTTTAAATGGACTATTAAATCCTGGTGAACAACCTGGTGATTTTGATAGTTTTGAATCATTTGGAACTATAACTCCAGAATCATACTTCCCAACCTTTGAAGTATTCCTTGAAAAAGATTCATTTGCAAAAGGTGAGTTTATTACTAACCAACTTGATAATAGTGGTGTAGTTCAGGAGTATGATTCTAGAAATGAGTTCCTTAAAGTAAGATCTGCAGATCAATTTAATAAGGGTGATGTTATTATTGGTCAATCTACTCAAAACCAAGGATTAATATCTTCTGTTGATGGAATTAAAGGTACATATTCAATTAGTTCTAATAGTGTTACTAAGAAAGGATTCTTAAAAGATACTGGTAAGTTAAATAGATTCTTCCAGAGAATGCATGATAATG